GTCCTGCGTTCCTAGTAATAGGATCGTCATAGACCATTGTTCTCAATTTAGATGCAGATATTAATGTGTCAACAGATCCAAGGAATTCACATTCAAACTCAACTCGGAACTGTTCTTCTGATGTGTTGGCAATAGTTTGCTCTTTCCACTTGGCATCCCTTCCTGGAACTTCGGACCAGTGGACTTCTGTTGTAGTGTATTCGTTCTTATGTCTCTCAGCATCATGCCAGAGTTTATAGAACATGTTCATCCCATGTGGGGTAGAAATGATGATAACCTTGGTAGATTTACCAGATGAGATAGTAGGATATACAGAGCTAAAAAACTGATCAGCGATATGATTTGGAATGAACGCGAACTCATCCAAAAAGATAACGTTAAATGACATACCGCGTACAGCAGAAGCAGAAGTAGATGCAGCCATGATCTTAGATCCGTTCTCCAATTCGAGCGAACCACGGTTCCACTGGGAGATTCCTTGCTGGAGCCATTTGGGGAGGTTTTCATAACTCAATTGTAAACGTTGTAGCATTTCACGAGCAGTCGCCGCTTTGTTAGCGAGAATTGCTACGTTGACATTATCGTTAAACAGCACATACCACAGCAGGTATGAGGTAACAATGGTAGACTTACCTGACTGCCGTGGTAGTTTTGCAATATTAAATCGTTCAGCATGAAACTTCCTGGTCATATCAACCTGGAAGTCATACATCTCAAAAGGGATAAGACCTTTATCCAATGAGATAATTTTGATATATTTTTGAATAAAATATACTGGATCTTGACTGCACTTCACATACTCCTGAACCTGATCGGGCGTAAAGTTGAGTGCAACGTTTGCCTTCTTTAGATTAGGATTACCAAGATATATGTTATCGGTAGCCATTATTCAATATACTTTTCAATAACTTCAAGTTGATCATGATAGTGTGAGATCTGATCTAGTTCTGCTTCTATAGCAGACAAGACATCAGGATGTTCACCAATACCAACTGGGTTGGCAAGGTAAATTTCCACATTCATTTTATGTTTTTTAATTGCACCTTCAGCATTTGCTCTTAGTGCTTCAATAATTTCACGTCTCATTCTACTAAAGTCCCCTGTGATCTACGAATTTGTTTTAGTGCTTCAAGGTTCATGTCCTTGGTACCACCATCATAGGCATGAGCATAACCTTCTGCGATCATTTGCTCGTTAAGGGACACACTGTCGTCCCCAATGTAAAGCCAACCCAGAAGACGCCCGTATTTGCCAGTGCCACCAACAAGTTCAGTCCTAACAGACAACTCATCATCACCAGCCAACGTGCCTTCGAGTTTTTCTTTGAGCCAATTGGTTGCGTCGATTCCAAGTGCTTTCTCCTCTAGGTTTCTCGTCCTTTTCTCTGGCGTATCAACTCCTGCAACTCTAACTCTTTCTTTCTTGTATAGATCAAACCCGAGGTCGATAGTAACGTCAATAGTATCACCATCAAGGACACGGTTGATCTCCGTCACTCGGAAGTTGTAGCAGGACTTCCTGCTCGGCGGTGTCATTGCTGCCATCTTCTAACTCTGCAAATGCTTGTCTTAGTATGTATATAACATAACCTGTTGCCAATCCAACAGCAATAATCACCAAGATAATTACTGACCATACGGGATCACCTGGTGTATCTAGAGGACGCAATACTAAATTCATTTCTTACAAGACCAAGTAAGTTCCATTCCTATGGTAAGTAGTATAACAAATGAAAATACAAATAGAGCACTCATCGGCAATCTTTTTCTTTCTTGAATTGTTTACGGGAGTCTTTGAGCACTTTGAGCTCATCCTTAATAATTTTGTAGGCGTCTTCGGCAGATAGTTTTCTTCCCATCTCCATAGCGATTGTTAATTCAACTCTAGTTCCGAAGTGTTTAAGTGCTTCCTCAAAACAATTTAGATCTTCATACATTAGATTAATCCCAGTGTTCCCACGGATCTTCATTATGTAGACAAGATCGTGGATGTTTCCATTGATTCAAATCTTTATCTTTTAGTAGTCCTTTCAATCTCCAAATTTCAAGTTTTAAGATAAAGTTTTCTTCTCGCAATTTACGATTTTCTTTTTTAGAACTCATAAACTATCCTGGTATATTTTAACCAATTGTTCTACTCGAACTTTGTCCTCATAGATTTGGATCAACCGCAATGCTTGTTTCCTATCAGATCCACAAGGAGCATTCCTTAGACACATAAGAATTAAATCATCATCACTGATAGAGGGTTTAATTGTAAACCCCCACCTATCAACTTCACCTTCTATGGGTGCTTCACATGGATCAAACTCGTGTGGCATTACCTGGTGATAGCGATTGGAAAATTTTAGAACATGCAGTGATAGCATGGTTTGCACCATACACTCCAGCAAAGACGTATGCTATACCTAACTTAGAACAATATAATTCTAATTCTTTGCTACTGATAATATCATTACCACTGTAATCAATAATTATATCTCCCTCATCCAATAATGGCAACAACTCATCAAGAGTATGTTCTACTGCAAACGATGGAACAACCAACATAAAGATGCCAGATTCCGTAGAGACAACTGTCTCTGAGGATTTAACTCCGTAAATTAACTTTTGCTTTACCTGGTTAACAAGGAGTGGCATACTGGTAGTACATCCAGTAATATATCCTGCTTCGTATTGTTCACATGATTTTTCGTAATTGTTTTGGTAGGCAATAACGTTAATGTCATTTGCCATCATACGTCGAGCAATACCCTCAGCCATATGACCATTACCAATCATTCCAACTTTCATTTTAAGTTACCGTTAATATAAAAATAGGGTGCCTAGGCACCCAGTTGAATTAATAAAGAGATTCCTCCTGTTCCGCTTCTATTGTACAGTCAGTTACAGGATATGTCACGCACAACAATGCGAAACCTGCTTCCATCTGATCGTCATCTAGAAAAGATTGTTCTTCTTGGTTGATCTCACCTGACAAAACCTTACCCGCACATGAGGAACATGCACCAGCACGACAGGAGTAAGGAAGATCGATACCTGCTTCTTCAGCAGCGTCAAGAATGTAGGTATCTTCTGGACAGGGGAACGTGACATCCCCGATAGTAACATTTGGCATAATTAAACTCTAATTAACGTGAACAACACCTGTCATACCTGCACCTTGGTGAGGACCACAAAAGAAATTATAGTCCCCTGCGTCAGCAAATACAACATCTTGTGATTCTCCAGGAGCAAACAATAGTGCTTCTCTGGAAAGATCTGGACGTGCCTCTACAATAATATTGTGAGGGGGTAGTGATTCATTAATAAAATGAACCGTTTCACCTGCAGAGATTGTAATCTCATTAGGTTCAAATACTAAGTTGCCACCAGCACCCATTGATACATCTACTGCCCATACAGGCGCAGCAAAAAATAGTGTAGCAAACAAAGAAAGTAAAAACCTCATATGTCTTTGATAACTACACTATGTAGTGTGATACTTTTTCAAGTAAAAAACGTTTTGTTAGGATCCCATCATATCGTTTAAGTCAGTCATAGCCTTCGTTCTACCCTCTACCAACCCGTCGATATACCCTGCTCTATACTCCCAAGTCTGTCCACCATCTTTCCCTTTCATAGGATTGATACAGGTGGCGTCTCCTCTCGTGTTGCAGACAAGACCAGCGAGATCCAATTCACTTTTATCATATGATGCTGCTGTGCCTCTAAACACATGCGTACCATTAATCCATGTAGCACCACACTTCGGACATTCCTTTCTCTCTAGTTTGAGATCAGACAGTTCTTTAGTCATGAGTTAGCAATTCCAAGCTCGTAAAGACTTATTTATTCTACTATCTGGATCGCTTGCTGTCTTCTTAGATGTGAGTTTCCTCTTCATCCCACTCATTCTCGCACAAAAACTCTTTCTACGAGGGTTCCCAACTTTCTTTGAAGGTGCCTTAAGATCGCTTCCTGGGTTTTCACGCTCATACGACTTCCGTCCTTTTTCATTTAATCCTCCTTCACTATTTTTACCTGACTTTTTCTGCCAGTCTTCATTCTGTTTTGCTTTCTTTTCCTTATCGATGTTGTGATCAGCACCAGTCAGGACACGTTGCTTGAACGTAGAAACGCCATACTTGTCTTGCTTATGTCTCGTCATACGTTTGTGACGATCATATTTATCATTACCATCCTTATCTCTAGCATCACCTTCTGTCTGAAGGTACATATCAGTCTGCTTAGACTTCGCTACCTTCTTCATCTGAAGTTGCAACTTCTGCCTATTGAGCATCAATTGTCTCTTCTGTAATTGCTTATCCCTTCTATCTTCAGCAGCGCCAGCAGCCTCCTTCATCTCCTTGTCTTGACAAGGAACCTCTAGGCATTTAGCACACTTAGTGCACCATTTTGTACCTTCGGGACAACTGACACCTTCACCGAAGTATTGGGAAAAAGTTCTCATTGGTTATTCTTAGGATTTTTTGGGCAGTCCTTCTCATGCTTTTCAATGTAAGAGTATGGACGTGCGTGTCCCTGTGGTGCTTTAAGTCCACAATACTTACATACAGTGCTACGATCAGCCATAATGATATGCTCCTTTAGTAGTTTTCTTAGGTAGCTTACCGCCTCTAGCTTTGGTGCCAGAAGTTTCGCCATACCCTTCAGGATGTTTGCCTGCTTTGGTCTTACCAATAGAATCAGACTTTGCTTTGCTACCCTTCTCAGTATAGTGAAGTTTAGCAGACTTGTCCTTGTCCTTGGTGATCACGGATTCTTGTCCGTGCTTGCGTCCCATTCGACGCATAACTTTACCGAATCTGCGCTTAGACATCTTATCAGGTTTTGAGGTCTGATAGGAAACCTCTCGGCCAGTTTCACCACTGTCATACTTGTATTCGCCCACGCCTTTCTTGTGACCGATACCATGCTTTTTCAAATCCTTTTCGAGTCCTTTACGACCCTCACGGTTCTTTTTTTCGTCAGAACCACGGTCGGCACTGATGTGTCCAGTAACCTGAGTCTTTGACTTCTGCATCATGCGACCAGTACGGTTACCTTCTGCAATGAACTCTCTGTAAGTAACAAACCCTTCTTTCTTGAGACCGATCTTGCGAGCAATCTTTCCGACAATACCTTCCTTCTTCTTAACGTTAGCACCCAACTTGTTAAGTCTATCAGCAGCAGTTTTGCCACTCTTCATATAAGAAGATCCACCAGACTTAGCAGCCTTCTGACGCTTAGAGTAATCCATATAGGACTCACCCTTCCTCAGTTTTTTGGGATCTTCTTTGGGTTTTGCTGCATCAGCACGATCTTCACGAGCACGAGCATTAGCACCAGGACCACCTAGTTTTTTATCCTTCTCAGGATCAGGATGCCAATAGTCACCACGCTCAGTAAGTTCTACTGATTCCTTTTTCATCTTGGCAGCACGTTTAGCTGCAGTCTTAGCAAGCAATCTTTTCTTTGCTGCTTCCTGCTCATCTTTAGGAATAGAAGTTACGGCACCAACTTTTTGATCAACATCACCAGGTGCATATCCCTCTTTCTTCATATTCTTTTTGGTGTCAACGATGGCAGCATCACCATGCTTGGCACGAATGCTTGCCTTTACTCTATCAAGTGCAGACATACCATCATACTTTGCAGGTTTCTTACCAAATGTATTTGGTTTGCCAGATGCAGACTGATTGCTAGCACCGCGACGTTCTAGTCTACGATCCTTCATGCGATCATAGTCTTCCTCATCAAGAACACGCCCATATCTGCCTTTTTCTACTGCAGTATATGGTGCATAAAGAGGATATTTGTAATCTTCTTTGGCCATTGTTTTCTCTGGTAAACCTTTATATTTGGTAGTTTATTGTCTTGCGACTTTACTGCACTTAAGACCGTCCCCGTCGATAGTCTCCAGAGGATCCTTTTCTATGTAGACAGACTCACCAGAACGTATAGAAGCATTACGTGAACCTAATGCGACATACTTAGTGCCATCTCCACGCTCGGTGACGACAGGACCATCATCAATTACGAGCACGATGGTGGCGGCAGTGTCATTGACAACACGTACGGCAGTTGCCTTACCTAAATTGGTTGCTGCGCTGAGAGTTACCTCAGTAGCCAATACCCTTACTTTATCCATTGGTATAGTTACGATTGTGCTTTTACTATTTATCCTTCTGCTGCTTTAAGAATTTAGCAAGGTCAGCAGTAGAACCAACAAACATTGTGTTGTTTGTTGTATTGATCTCTCTAGTCTTAGTTGGTGCTTCAATATCATTAACCTTTTTCTGAAGGTCAATCAGTTTGTCAGCAACATCACCTACATGTTTAATCAACTGACCAGCAACCTCAAAGGCGCGGGGTTGATCAGACTCCTGTGCCAATTCAAGAATACCATCAACTGCTTCTTGACCTTTCTCAATCAAAGAATACAAATTACCACGAGTATACTCATAGTCTTTCTTCAATTGATCTGGGCTTGAGGCAGGACCCACTATCTCTGCTCTTGGAGCAGCAGGGACAATTTCACTGGAGACATCGAGTGCTTCCTCAATGCCTTCATATTTACTCGTCGTTTCCTGTTGTTGGGTTTCTTGAGAGTCCATCTGTAAATTCACTAAAGATTTCATTGAATCCAAAATCATCATCTGGATCTGCATCGGCAGGATCAGGAGTGACCTGATACCTAACTTCGCGGGATGCAGTTGCCGCAGAGTCAGTGGCATAATCAACAATTGCCTTAGTAATAAGTTCACTAGACTTATCAGCAACAGGACCATAAAGATAGGTCTTTGCTACAAATTGCAAAGTATATACCAGTGTACGACGTGTGTCGTAATCACCCTCATACACGTCATCATAATCTACCGATGTTAATGTGACTGGGTAATCCTTCTTCTCTCCCAGATCAGGAACAAGATTTAGAGTGATATTAAATG